GCCGACACAAATTAATTTCAATCTTGCCGCTAAAGATACGCTCGATACTACGGTTACAACTGTGTCTGGTATTGCACCAGTAACAGATGCACAAGTTGCTGCTTTCGTGGATGCTATGAGAACCCAACGGAACGCTATGGCAAGGCAGAATGCAGAGACTATAATTGATACGACAGCAACTGTTGCAGGATTGATCTTCGGTGGTCCTTGGTGCCCATAATCGATTAAAGGAAAGAAGTTATGATTGAACTAGGAAATAATGTCATAAGCGAATTGGAGTTCTTTATAGCCGTAGCGCTATTGTTCATCTCCATGATCTCCTGTGGATATGTCTTGTACAGAGAATTAAGAGGATAATATGATAGAGTTCCTATTCAATCATTATCTTATTATCGTTGCTACCGCATCATGTGCAATGTGGACCATGATGGCCTACATTGCTATGAAGCGATAACAATTATGCTATAATGTTGGGGAGAAATCCCATATTATTTAAGAGGCCGAATGAGTTCCAGCTCACCGACCTCTACTTTCAAATGATTCTGTTGATGGCCGGATAAGGTAATAACAACCCCCGGCCTATCTTGTGTCTACCCATCATGGGTACGTTCAGAACTTTCACAATCTTGCATTCGCACTTTCTGCTTCTCTATACTCATTATCAGCGTAATGAAGCCTCGCTACCTTCAATTCGGCGTACCGAGACTCGCCAACTCACGACGTACAAAGGCCTCGTCAGTCTTAAGTATAGTTTACACGTGCATAATCGATACATAATGCTACATGTACTCGTCGTACACAATATGAATCGCAATTATGCTCTATAACTTAAGGAAGAAATATGCCTATCACGACTACAACGATACTTCCGGCACCAGTACAACAAAGCTTTAGCTTTAAATTACTTAGCGTGCCAGTTCCAAACATGATTCACAAGATCCCTGCAATGAAGAAGAATATGCCACGTAATGGTGGACAAGTTCTTCGTATGCGTCGTTACAACCCACTTGCAACCGCAATGGTTCCACTGGGAAATACAGGTGTCACGCCTCCAGCACAAACGCTGTCAGCTGTTGACATTGATGCTCGTATCAGCTTCTACGGAACATATGTACAGTTGAACGAACAAGTAACATTACAGAACCAAGATCCAGTGCTCAATGAATGTGCACGTCGTCTTGGTGTATCTCTGCGTCAAACGGAAGACCAACTTACACGCGATATGCTTGCTTCAACAGCCAGCTTCATCAACTGTACAGGCGGTGTAAACGGCGACAACCCAACCGAAATCACACGTGCTGACGTTGACACGATTGTACGTACATTATTGAACAATAATGCCTACACAATCATGGACAACATCGAAGGTGAAGATAAGTTCGGAACGGCCCCTGTTCGTGATGCATACTTTGCATTGTGCTCAACCCAGCTCACTGGAAACCTTGATAACGTCAATGGCTTCATCCACAAAAACCAATACCCAGCTCCTATGAACGCTCTTCGTAGTGAATGGGGCGCAATTGGTAACCTTCGTTTCCTTGTAAGTTCAATCGGAAGCGTAACACCTTCAGCATCAAACCTTGGTGCCGATGTTTACAACATCTTCTGCGTTGGTATGGAAGCATACGCTTGCGTAGAACAAGATGGTTACAGTGCTCAATTCATCTATCGTCCACCAATATACGATGGACCATTGGCCCTTAATGCGTCGGTTGGTTACAAGTTCGCTGAAGTTCCACGTATCACCAATGATCTGTGGGTTATCAATCTTCGTGCAACCCTCGCTTAATTAAGGAGAATTATGGACGGTACAATAATCCAACAAGGTGTGTTTACTTCTGCTGGCGTAAACCACACATTAGTTCTTGAATCCGGTGTTGATTGGATCAGAACGTATAACATGACCACAGCTGCCAATGCAACTCAATGGGATTCTGTTGAGCACTACTGGCAAGCAAGCATGAACGCCGGAGATTCTTTGATCTGGTATCATGCAGCAGCTACACAAGCACTTTCATTGACCACAAGCGTTGCCGGATTTAATGCAATCGCAAATCGCCCTGCATTCTATCCTATCAACAGCTCAACAATGAGTTCTGGAACACCTATTGCTATTACAGCTGGTACAAATGCAACACAACCTGTCTACAGCACAGCCAACACAGGCTTCCTCGCGGCGGGTGCAATTGTACGTATCTACGGAACAGCTCAAACCGATATCAATGGTTTGGACTTCTCTGTTGATACAATTGTTGCTAATACATCATTCAGACTTGCCAATACCCTTCAACAGGCACCTGGCGTTATTGCTGGTGCTAATGGCTTCTGGCGTTACATTGCCCCAGATCTTGCAACCTACAAGTTGTTCTATCCAGGCAACCGCGTCATTGCCAACATCACAGCAGCAAATCCAGCTGTTATTACGACACTTGTTGACCATGGTTATACAGCCGGTCAAGCAGTTCGTATTAACGTTCCTGCCGTATGCGGAATGCAAGAAATGAATGGATTAATTGGAACAGTAACAGTAGTTAATGCTTCCTCTTTCTCCGTAAATATCGATGCAACAGGATTCAGTGCGTTCGCATTCCCATTAACCACAGCGGTTCCATTCACGCCTGCTGAAGTTGTTCCTGTCGGAGCAACCCCAAGCGTATTGCAACCTCTTGGTGATGCAACCACGAACGTTGGCTACACGGGCATTATCCTTGGCAGCGCTGGTGCTGTTTCAGGATCACCTGTCGGTGTAAGCGGCGATGTAATTTACTGGAGAGCTGGTAAATCATTCAACGTTTAATCGTTTAGTTTGTGGGGGCTACACGGCCTCCACACTTAGAGAGTACTAATTTCAAAGGGAGACGTAATGGTAGATAAGAAAGCAGCAGTAAAGCCAAATCTCAAATATCAACGCGATAAAGACAGAGAGATGGTGAAGGGAATATTCAGATTCTATGAAGTTCCAGGTGGTTCAATGAGCTTCTGTTTCAAAGCTTACAAAGAAGATCCAGTTGAACGCTTCGACTTCCTCGATGGTGAGACCTATACCATTCCACTTGGTGTAGCTAAACACCTCAATAAGAACGGTTGGTATCCAGTACATCAATATGCAGTTGATGAAGTCGGTAAATCACTCATGAAGATCGGCCAGAAGGTCCGTAGATTCGGCTTCCAAAGCTTGGAATTCATCGATATTGAGGATTTAACGCTTAACGATAAGCAAATTGTAACTGTGGAACACACAATTATCTAGGAGACGTCGTGAGCACTTGCTTTGTCTATCCAAATCCGGTCATCCAACCTAGTGTACGGCTCATATATTCGATATCGCAGTCTAATCCGGTAACGATAACCACTACTAACCGTACCCAGGTCCAAATAATTGGTGGTGTCCCTACGTTGGTGGCCACACCGAGTGCTCACACCTATAACACAGGTCTTATTGTGCGCATAGAGATTCCTACAGCTTGTGGAATGGAACAACTGAATAATTACGTCGGTCAAATCACCGTTACAGGGCCTAATGCATTCACCCTTGATGTTGATTCAACAAACTTCCAGCCATTTGTCATACCCACGGTTCCAATAAACGCCTGGGATAACACATGTGCTCTTATAGTGCCTATTGGAGAGGATAATTCAATGTTGACGGAGGCGGTGGAGAACGTACTCGGATAACCCTAGGAGATAGTAATGATAACGCCCGATAATAAATATTCCACGCTCGCACAGATACGCATCAAAGTGCGTAAACTAACGCGTAGCCCATCAGCATCACAGATTTCAGATAGCGAGATTGATAACTATATTAATAACTTCGTCCTCTATGACTTCCCAGAACATCTTAGAACATTCTATCTAAGGACAACGCTGACATTCTATACACAGCCTTATGTTGATGTCTATGCAACTGATACAACAAATGTCGATGATCCGCTCTACAACTTCAATAATATCTACACCACAACTCATGCACCTATCTATGTAGCTGGCTATCAAGCATATATGTCGCAGTCCAGAGAGCAGTTCTTTGGGGTGTTTCCTATGTTCAATAACATAGCTCAAATAGGAGCCGGAGATGGTATTACTACTAACTTTAGTGGGACTTTATCTGCTGTACCTGTACTTGCTAATAACGTTACTTTCAGCTCGGTAGATGTTAACAACTTAGGCCTTGTCCTTAAAGACGATGGTAATGGCAACCTTGTTATCCCTAATTCAACGCCAACTGTACCAGCAAGTACGATCAATTATGTAACTGGTGCTTATACGATCAACTTCCCAACAGCTCCAGCTTCTGGTGTAGCTGTTAATAGCATGACTGTCCCATACGTACCAAGTCGCCCTACAGGCGTCCTTTATTATGAGAATAAGTTCACCTTCAGAGCGGTGCCAGATCAACCATATCCGGTCAATCTTGAGGTCTATAAACGGCCAACAGAAATACTTAACGGCACTGATATGCCTGAACTGTCTGAATGGTGGCAGTACATCGCTTATGGTGCCACTAAGAAAGTTCTTGAAGATCGTATGGATATAGAAACCGTCCAACTCATCATGCCTGAATTCAAACAGCAAGAACGGCTTATCTTACGTCGAACACTCGTCCAGTTAACAAATGAACGTACCGCAACAATCTTCACCGAACAATCAAGCATCGGCACTGTCGGCAATGGCTTGGGTTGGGGCGGTGGTAACTTCTAAAGGAGACTTATGTACCAACCAAATATTCCCGCAGCTACTGATCAAATATCAAGCTCACAGGCAGATATTCAAGGCAACTTCCAAGCGATTAATACCTATCTTGCGGTAGATCATGCTGCCTTTAGTAGTGCAGATGCTGGACACCATTACTTCACGCAAGGCGCAGCTCCAACAGCCGCTGATGCAACACATGTTGGTATCTATGCTAAAGCGCTTGGTGGAAACCCAGAACTCTACATCAATAAGACAGCAACACAGATACCGTTTACTGCCGCTTCTAAGGCAGCAACTGGTTATACCTATCTGCCATCAGGCATTATCTTGCAATGGGGAACGGCTAATATCTTAACAGCAGGAACAGTTGTTAACTTCCCAATGGCATTCCCAACGGCATGCCTTAATGTCCAGTTGACCATGCATTCAGACGCATCAGTAAACTACTTCCTCATGGCACAGAACTTAGCAGCAGCATCATTTACTGGTTATAGTACAACTCGATCAGGTGGAGCTTCTAATGCGGCCGTGTATTACTTTGCCATAGGATACTGATTAAGAGGATTTACCCATGGTGTTTGATAAATATTTAATTGCTCCGTTTAATACGGGGCTTGAAACCGATCTCCGGCCTTGGATAATTCCTGATCAAGCATTTGCCCAAATGGACAATGCCTACGTCTTTCGTGGCAGAGTCATTAAACGCTTTGGTGAAACGCTTACGGGAACCGGTTGGACAGATGAAACCGTCGCACATCTCTATTCTCGATTACGCATAGCACTTACAGGTGGTGCTGGTATAGGAACGCTCAATGCTGGAACCGCTACGGGAGTTTTGGCAACACGTGGTGGTGGTACTATTAAGAAAGTCGGACAGATCTTCTCGGTAGGGAACATCATATTCACGATTGTCGATATAGCAGCAGGTGCGCATGCGATGTTATCAACAGATCCTACTGCAAGTGGAACATACAATATCACTACTGACACGTATGTCATAAATGCTGTGCTTGCTGATGGAACCCAGATCTACTTCTATCCATCAGAACCAGTACAGGGCATTACTCAGTACGATAACGGCGCTATTAATAATCAACCAACATGGGCATATGATACGCAATTTGCGTATACCTATAGTGGTGGCTATTGGATACAAAGTGGCGCTGGTAGGTGGCATGGAAACAACCTCAACTTCTACTGGTCAACGAATTGGACTGGTGTTTCAGCTGATAAGACCAATCTATTCGTCTCAAACTTCCAAGTTAAGAATCTTAATGGTATTGTCGATGCCAATGATGACCCAATATGGACCTATGATGGAGCTACATGGTCAGCATTTAAGCCCGTCTATCTCTTAGGTGGTGCTGGTGCAGGAAACTACATAGTATCTACAGCACTGATAATACTGCCCTTTAAGGATAGACTCGTATTATTAAATACGGTCGAAACTGATAATACTGCAGCTCCAAACACACTTAATAAGCACTTTCCTAATCGATGCAGGTTCTCTCATAATGGAAGCCCCTTTCCTACCGCAACTGCATGGCTTGAACCAAACCAAACAGGCGCCGATGGCGCTGGATGGGTTGATGCGCCAACCGAAGAGGAAATTGTAAGTGCTGGCTTCGTTAAAGATCGTCTCATCGTCTACTTTGAACGTAGTACCTGGGAATTGGTCTATACCGGTAACCAGATATTACCCTTTGTGTGGCAGAAGATTAACACTGAACTAGGCTCTGAGAGCACTTATTCATCAGTACAGTTCGACAAAGTACTGTTGACTATTGGAAATACAGGTATTCATGCTTGTAATGGCGCAAACGTTGAGCGTATTGATAATAAGATCCCTGAAGAAGTCTTCCAGATT